TGCTCGGCTCCTTCTCGGTTAGTTCCGTAGCTTCCGATGTAGAGTACGCAACGATCCCCGCCAGACACAAAAGACGGATCGATTCCGGCAATCCTAGTCGGAGGGCGAAGCCACAACGGAGATTTGTCCCCACCAAATCGGATGATCTCCGACTCCGAGTAGATCGTATTGCTGGTTCCTTGAGGAGCCCAGAACCCCCGAAAGTCGCGCCAGAAAAGTGGGGAATCCTCACCAAGACGTTCACGAGCATCTTCAATTTTCTCCCATTTCTGGATGGGCCATTTGTTTTCCCTGTCCAGGTAATTGGGATTCCGCATTGCGTCGAAGTGCAGGCAAACCCCACCGAGCTTTGTTTCCCATCGATCGTCATTCACAGAAATCGAGGTCCAGCCATCCTTGGGCTCTACGAACTTCCCGAACGGGTCGTAGTGAGATGTCGGATTGGCCGCAGCGCAAATGTGAAGGAGAGCGTTGTTTGAGAGGTTCGAAATGGCGGTATCGATCAGCGAGTGTGACAACTCGCTCAACTCGTCCGCGGCCAGAAAGACACGATTCGCCTTCATACCTCGCATTTTTCCGGTGACCTCGCTGGTCTTCTTGGCCTCGGCTGGAATGAGGTAGACGCCGGCTTGCTCCAACCGAACGCCATCTTTAATGACGTAGATAGCCGGGGTCGGAGTATCGGTAAGTTTTGCGGGGGCAACCGGCAAGATGGCTGGCCAGTAGCGTTGCACCGCTCCCCATACACGTTTCTTGGAATCGCGGATGGAAGTAGAGGTCAACAGGCCCAGTGTTTGAAAGGGAGCAGCAAGCCAGTTCAACAAGATCCATACAGCCATGAAGTCAGATTTGCCGGATGACCCGCATCCTGCGAATCCCACGAAAGGATTATGGCAGCACTCATAGAGCATATCGTCCGCCCACGGATGCCAGACAAACGGCGAAGTCTTCTTGGTGAAGAACATTTGAGCCGCCCTCCGGAAGTTGTCTTCTCTCGCGGTTCCGTCTTTTGCTCCGTGCCGGTAAGAAAAAAGCTCGACAGCCCAGTCTGCGGATCCAGGTGGGAAAAGGTATCCGTATCGTGCTATTGTTCCTTTGGGCAGCCCCTCGTAATTTCCGTCGTCGATCCGAATCGTCATTGGCGGTCATAAAGTAGGCACAATGAGGTACAGGCGCAAATTGGATTTTTGTAAGTTGTTGTTTTTACACATATTTGTATATAATGTGCTACGAGTTCGAATCCCGTTAGGGTCGCCACATTTTGGAACACGTTTGTACCAAAATTCTCGAAATCTTCTCTGTAGAAAAAGTTTCTTGTTGCCGCGGGTGTAATAACGGGTTATAGACGATTTACCCGTTTTTTGACACTTTGTACCAACTTTTTGGTACAAAACGGCAATACGGGTTTCGCATCCGTACAATGAAAACAACAACACAAGACATCGACAAAAACCGAAAAATCGTCCGGACGGGCTCCTCGATCGCAAAAATTGTAAAAATAAATAATGGGGGCTACGACCAGTTTCGCTTGACATGGAAAGTCGGAAGAAAGTCATTCCGTCGGGCTTTTGCCGACGAAACTAAAGCTCTCGTAGAGGCCGAGCGGATCACCAAATCCCTGGCAAACGCCGACGGCACTGCCACAAGAATCCACGGGGAAGACATCACCTACTTCCTAGAATGCAAGAAGAAGCTTGGGGAGACACCACTGCACATCGCCGTGGACTTCTACCTCAAGTACCACGGATACACGATTGGCGAGTCCAAGAAGTTTGGGGAGGTCGGCCAAGAATTCTACGAAGACCGCAAAAACTCAGAAAGGAACCTGAGTAGCCGGTATCTGGAAACGCTCAAGTACCACATCAAAGTCTTGAGCGCGGCATTCAATGGAAAGGACATCCACACCATCAACGAGGAAACCATCACCGATTGGCTCAAAGGCGCAGGTAAGAAATTCAGTCTGAAGACTAAAAACAACTACTTGGGAACCCTGTCTGCCGTTCTGCGATACGCGAAAAAGAAAAAGTACATTGGCCAAGATGAGGTGGCTACCGCGGGAATTTCTTTAGGGGATCCAAAGGTAACCACTCCAGGTATCTTCACTCCGGAGGAGCTAAAAAGAATTTTCGCTACCGCAGAGAAGGATGCCCTCCCCTACATCGCGATTATGGCTTTCGGCGGTAGCCGCAGAGCGGAGATTGAAAAATCGGTTGTCGATCAGATCGACCTAGTGGATGGCCAGCTTCGGATTCCACCAGAAATCGCAAAGACCAACAGCGGAAGAGCACTCGACCTTCCGGAAAATCTCAAGGCATGGCTGACGCTCCACGCCAAAGACAAAGGCGAGAAGGTCGTGGCGAACAAATGGAAAGCCACTGCCGTATCTATACGCGCCAAGGATCATGGAATTGTCTGGAAGCAAAATGGGCTACGGCACTCGTTTTGTTCTTACCATCTTGCCATGCACCGAAATGCAGCACTCACCAGCGAGTTAGCGGGGAACAGCCCTCAGATGCTACGAGATCACTACAAAGCAATGGTCAGCAAAGCTGCGGCTGAAGAGTGGTTCGCCATAACCCCAGACTCTGTGAGGGAGTATGCAAAAGAAAAAGGACTTGCGGAGTTAATAACTTGGTAATAGGTTGTGAATGCCCCCTAGGGTAAAACACAACCTCAAACCAACAGAAAAACAAAATGCCAAACCAACTAAAAGCCGGGAGTATACGAGTCTCCTACGTCGAAGAAGCAGCCACTAGCAAGGCTCTGAGCATCCTTGCGGCTGCCAAAGGCGTAACAACCTCTGCACTGATACGCGAAGCAAACATGGACTATTTGAAGAAACACGATCCTTCAGGAGAAGTTTTGGCTATCGCCAAGAAACTTGCCTCGGAGCTTTCAGATTCTTCAAGTGATCGCGTTAAAGATTCTATCGATGGGGAAACTGCAAAAGTCCTAGGCAAGCTACTTAAACGTCTAAAGAAATAATAAAATACAATAGTTTCTTTTTATGTTATTTAATAATAACCCCACACATGAATATCACAATCACACTCGACGCCGATACACATGAACAACTGAAAAAACTGGCGAATCACTGCGAGGTTCCTGAAACAGAACTGGCAAGGATACTCGTAAAAGATTCGCTAACCTCTTTTATAGATGACAGAGATGAATTCCGAGAGTCCCTCAACCAATCGTAACCCCAAACTAATCAGGTCATTCCCTTCTGATCCTGTCCTAGAAGCACGTCTCCGCGAGGAGCGTGCCAGGACGGGCCGGTCTGTTTCTTCGATTATTCGAGAAGCCGTCCGCAAATTCTTTGGTTTAGAGTAATAACCCCGCAACCTTATGCCACTCATTATTGAATGCAGTAGCTTTACCGCAACTCCTATTGGAGAGGGCCGAGTTCGTCTGGACATCAGCAACCCAGAAAAGAAAGCAGCTTCCGAAATTTGCGAAGCAGCACAGGCTAGAAAAAGACTTTCTGAGATCTTAGGGCGAGAAGTTTCTGGGCGAAACCTAGCCTACTGGAGAGACGAACTTGGACTGCCCTACAGGAAGATCGGCCCGAAGAAGTTCACTTATCTAGAAAAGGAACTCACCGACTGGGCACACTCCCGACTTGGATCTGCTCTGTGACAATCCTAACCCTCGATCTGGCGACTACGACCGGCTGGGCTGTTGAAGCCAGCGGGGTGGTTACAAGTGGAACCATATCGTTCAAATCGACAAGGTATGAAGGAGGAGGAATGAGATACCTCCGGTTCAGATCATGGCTCCGTGACATGTTTGAAACGGCCAAGCCAGATGTAGTTTATTTTGAAGAGGTTCGCCGTCATCTATCCACAGATGCCGCGCATGTACATGGCGGGCTTCTGGCTGTCTTGACGGCTGAATGCGAGGCCAAAGAAATTCCGTACACAGGACTTCCTGTAGGAACGATTAAGAAGGCTGCCACTGGTTCTGGTGCCGCTAAGAAAGCCGCAATGATTGAAGCGGCAAAGCGGCTGTACCCAGATCAGGTCATCGAAGATGACAACCAAGCCGACGCTCTCTGCATCTTGCACACCTGCAAGCAGTGACTTTCACTCTTTTTCCCTTTCAAAAAACTGCTGTTGAGCATCACCTCAAGGTGCTCGATCAAGTCGGTGCGTCCTTGGATGGAACAGGATGCGGAGGGGGTAAAACCATTATCGCGTCTGAAGTGGCTAAAAGGTTTGCCCTTCCAGTCGGGGTTATATGCCCAAAGTCCGTGTTAAAAAAATGGGCCGATACTCTTAACACTTTTGGTGTCACTCCTCTCTTTGTGCTCAATCCTGAGAAGCTCCGAGCGGGCAATACAGCGTGGCTCAAGAAGTCAGGTAAAAGCGTCAAATGGTGCATCCCTTCGGGGGCTCTCCTGATCTTTGACGAAGCACACATGTTCAGCGCGACTTCTTCTCTGAACGCAAAGCTACTGATGGCCGCACAGGGAAACTACCGAGTCCTAATGCTATCGGCTACTGCTGCCGAATCACCACTCAAGCTGAAAGCCATAGGGTCCACGCTTCGCCTATTCAACCCTTCCGAATACTGGAACTGGGTTCGCAAGATGGGTGCTACCGACGGCGTTTTCGGTGGTTTGGAATGGGATGCCCGAGACCCAAAGAACAAAGAAAAGATGCACCGGCTGCACGAAAGTATCTTTGGCCCTAGGGGCTATCGAGTTTCAGAGGAGACCTTGAAGTCTCAGCTACCGGAACTGGTTGTTTCTGATGAGCCAATCTCAATAGCTCCGGAAGACCGGAAAAAGATTGAGGAGCTATACAATGAGATGGCTAACCCAGAAGACATCGGGGCGGTTAAAAATCTCCGGCAACGCCAAGCAATCGAGAAGGTCAAAGTGCCCTACCTAGCAGAACGCGCCCAGGATATCATCTCAGACGGCGGATCGGTCGTGATTTTCCTCAACTTCCACGAGTCGATGGACGAACTGGTTCAGCTTACGAAAGCCAGGGTGATCGATGGCCGGCAACCTCTGAGCTGGCGTAAAGAAGCCAGAGACCTGTTCCAAGAAGGGAAGATTCAAATGCTGATCGTCCAGATCGGAGCCGGTGGTCAGTCAATCGATCTTCACGATACCGTCGGTGACCGCCCTAGGACGGCTCTTCTCTGCCCTCAGTTTAGCGGAACTATGGAAGAGCAAGCCATCGGGCGTATCTCCCGAGTTGGGGCAAAGAGCAGGGCGCTAGTCCTCCGGCTTTACGTTTCAGGAACCATGGAAAAAGGGGCTCTCGGAGTCACCAACAACAAACGCGAGAACACCAGAATTTTGAACGAAGGAATTATGACACCAAAACAAGACGCAGCGGTCGTCGTTAAAACCACCGCAGACGACACGGAACTCCGTGACCACGCCGAGCACAGCCCTTCTTCCCTCAAGGAAAAGGCAAAATGCCCCGGATTCAGGAACGATCAGTCGGGGGATAAGTCCGCAGCTAATCGTGGCACCCTAGGGCATAAGGCGGTTGAGGTCGAAAACATCGACATCATCCCGCTCGATGACCCGCAACTTCGAGATGCCGCCGAGCGGTGTCTGAAATATCTCAGACATTTGCGGTCCAAGTGCTCTGGGAAGATCGAAGAGATTCGGGAGCGTCGATATCACATGCACGACCAGTTCGGGCATATCGATCACTTGATCCTCCATGACGAGGGTAAGGCCGGCGAATTGGTGGACCACAAGTTTGCTTGGGGAAAGTACGAAGCCGATAGTCCTCAGTTCTGGGCCTATGCCGTGGGTATCTTCAACGATCACCCAAAGCTGGAACGCCTCACCGTTCACGTTCTTCTGCCCTTCCAGAACGTCATCGACATCGTTACCTGGACACGCTCCGGAGATCTCGGCGATCTGGCTTCCAAGACTCTTGGTATCATCGAACGAGCAAAACGGAATGACCCTGAGACCTACCAGACTGGCGTTCATTGCACTTGGTGTGATAACCGCGCAACCTGTGGTAAGCTGAACGCCTTGGCAGTCACCGTGGCATCCAAGTACAAGGCAGACGAGCTTGTTCTCCCTGCCGAATACGATCCTGCCAACATCACGGATCCGGAGCAGATGGCCCTTGCCAAGAAGGTTGCTCCAATCATGGAGGCTTGGGCTTCCAAAGTGAACGCTAGGGCGCTTGAGATGCGTGTCCAGGAAGGTATTGAAATCCCTGGTTGGGAACTCGCCGAGAAGTCGGCTCCCTTCAAGATCGTGGACGCGCAAGCCGCATGGGAAGTGGTTAAGGCCAAGATCACGCCAGAAGCATTTGCGGCCTGCGCCGAAGTAAAGATTGGGGAGCTGGAGAAAGCAGTTTCCCGAGTGGCCGAACGCGGTCAGATGGGCAAAGCGAAATCAGAACTTCGCGATGCCTTGATTGACGCCAACGCTGCCAAAGTGGACGGCACAATCCTGTACCTCAAAAAATCCAAATAATTTTTTGAACGGATCGAATCACTGCCTGTCTAAAACCGCCATGCTCATAACCTCATAACGGGGTTATGGGCCATTAGAAAACAACACAACCAAGAAAGCACATGTCACAAGTATCGTTTACTGAAATCGAAGCCGAGCCCGTCAAAGAGACCGCCGTTGCGGTAGTTCCGCAGCAGGCAATCGTTATCCCAACCGCGCCTCTGGCCGACGAGTCCAAGGGACTTATCGGTGAGTGGACCCGAGAGGACACCAAGCTCCCCCGCATCTCGCTCGTCAACAAGAGCTGGGAACTGGCAGATAAGTTCACTCCTGGAACATGGGTTCTGGAGCGCAGCCATCAGCTCACCAAGCTCATCGACACGCAGAAGGGTAGCCCTCTGAAGGTCGTGGCTCTCCGCATGCTCAAGCAGTACAAGGAGAACATCTCCTTTGACGAGCAGGGTGCCGGAGTCCCCGTCCGCATCTATAATGCAGCAGCCGAGGTTACCGCAAACGGGGGACGTGTTTCCCGTGAGCGTGGCGTCGGTAATTTCAGCGAGATCGCTCACATCGAGCTTCTCGTTCTTGCTCCGGATGATCTGGACGAGGAAGCCGCCTCTCTCTTCTACAACAACGCTGGAGAGAAGCGGTATGCCCGTGTGATCTACACCACAAGCTCCACGGCTTATGGTCAGGTCGCAGTTCCCCTTGCCAGCTCACTCCGTGGCCACCTTGCCTCCACAGGACTTCAGGGTGGGTTCTGGGAGCTTGGTAGCAAGCTCACCTCCAATACCAAGAACTCTTGGTGGTCGCCCACGATCCAGACTGCCGGACTCGTCGATAACGAGACCGCGGCCATGATCGCAACCCTCGCCTAAAACCATCGCGGGGGGTGGTGTAATATCTGCACTACCCCCTGCACAACTATCCACACCATGGAAAAACACGGCGTAATTTACTCAGGGGATCATGTTGTTGATTCCTACGTCAATGAAGGGCGTCTCTTCATCACCAGCGAGGATCACTTTAGGATTGTTTCTACTCTTAAAGATAGAATTCAGGAACTAACTGAGCCACAAGAAGATGTAAAACTAATAGGCTTTTCAGGTCACGCAGGTGCTGGAAAGTCAACAGCGGCAAAGATTTTGGTCGAAAACTACGGGTTCCGTCGTGTCAGGTTCGCGGACACGATCAAGAAAATGCTTTCGGTCATGTTGCAAGAGGCTGGCATGAGTGAGGCGGATATCGAGGCAGCCATTGACGGAGACCTAAAAGAAGAGCCAATCAAGGCGCTGAATTGGAACACACCGCGTCATTGCTTGCAGGCATTGGGTACGGAATGGGGTCGTCAGCTCCTCGGGGCTAATGTCTGGGCAAACCTTACCAAGCAAAATATCAATAGCCTGCTTCGCAAGGGGGAAAAGATCGTTGTAGATGACGTTCGTTTCCAAAACGAAGTCGATGTCATCGGAGAGCTTGGTGGCGATGTCTACCGAGTAATCAGCACTCAGGCGGAGCTTGGGGTCTGTTCTCCCGATGCTCACGTCAGCGAGACCCAAGACCTTTTAGGTCAAAAGGTCGTCAAGAATACTGGTTCACTTGCTGACCTCAAGGAAGCCCTTTCCGCTATTCTTATATGAACGTCTGGACACCACACAAAAGCGAACAGCGTTTGCTAACTCATGCTGAGTCCAGGTGCAGAGGAACATCTTGTCCTGTTCATAATCCCAGCAATCATCACATGGCTGACTGGCCGCAGCACTATCGGGACGATATCGGAATCACCGAGAGAATCTGTCCTCATGGTATAGGTCATCCGGATCCAGATGATATCTATGCACAAGGCCATGTTCATGGGTGCGATGGCTGTTGCGGGATGAATGTCGTGGAGACTGAAGAAGAGCAAGAGCCGAAGATTTCATGGTTCCGTAGAATCAAGAAATGGATCCGGCAGCGTCTATGCGAGGACTACCACTATGAGCTTGGAGAACACTACATCGAGGTTCTTGGAGAAATCCAAACCCTAGAGGAGGAAGTAGTTTTTCTTCAGGAGTGGGTTCGCCTGTCGAAGCAGGCCATGAAACTCCACGAGGAAGTCCGTGAGGTTCAGGAACTAGAAATCGAGGTGCTTACCGAACTTCTGGCCATATCACAGGGCGAGTAGAAATCGTGCTCTATGGCTCTCAGAGGGTAAACGAGCCTGACAGCCGGGAAAGACCGGCGCTTTTTATTTTAACAGAACACTATGAAAAACAGAAAACCACTTACTCTCAGCGTTGAAATTGACGGGTATCAAGAGGATCAGATCGTAGCGGTATCTCTCAAGGAATCGTACCTCAGAATGAAATCAACAGATGACGTTCACGAGCATCCTGAAGACCGCGAGGCGTTTCTAAAAGCACTCAAGATGGTATACCACTACTACACGGGGAAGACGTTGAAATGAGACCCGACACCGACAACGAGGTTATCGACCTCTCGCCACCTAAAGAATGGCTCTACAAATGCGACTGCCCACAATGCAGGGTTGGATTGCATTACAATAAAGACATCGCTGATTCGTATCGGAAACGAGGTGAATTGAACAACGAGGTCGCAAGGCTCCGT